AAATGCTACTCCAGCAGGACCTAATTCTGCTGAAGCAACACCAGCAGTAATTTCTGATGCTAATGGAATCAATTCTCCAGCAAAACCAGAAAAGTCTTCAAGAGTAATTCCTGGTTTATTAAATAATTGATATTGATTATCTCCACCTAATTCTTTAGGTATTTTATATATAAGTCTTTTTTTACCATCATCAAATTTATAATTTTGAACATGAATTTTAGGTCCTTCATAATTTAAATTTAAATATTTATCTCTATCTTTTTCTGGTAAAGAAGCAATGATAGCATCTTTTGCTTGTGTTTCTATTGTTTTATCATCATATAAAGCAAAGCTTAAAATTGCTCTAGTTTTATTAGAAACACCAGGAAGTTGTGGATCAATACCCGATACTTTATAAACTTCATCTTCATCTATAAATTCTTTTACAACATTATAATTATCTTTTAAATTTTCTATGTTTAATTTTTCTGCAATTTCAGGTCTACCACCTTTTGCTGTTTTTTCTCTAATAGTATCTAATGCTTCTGTAACTAAATCAAAATTTCTACCTTCGTTAACAAATGAATCTATATCTTTTGCTTTTCTAGCTTCTACATTTTTAATTACATTTAAATACGTGTCATTATCATAACCACTATCTACAATACTTTTAGCATCATCAAATGTAACGTAAGGACCAATATCTTTTTGAAAAGAATTATAAATATCAAACACTCTTTGAGTTTTTGAACTTAATGGTAATTCTGTATTAATGATTTCTTCTTCAGGTTGAATAGGAGGAGACCATGATGGTCCAGTATCAACTTTTTTAACTTCTTCTGGTTTTTGATTTACTACTAATTCATCATCAGTAGGAATATTAAAAGTTTCGCTACTCATATTTTTTATTTAGGTTGAGTTCCACCTATATTTGGATACTTGTCTTTCCAATCCGAAGGTGTAACTTGAGTGTTAGTTCCAGGTGCTACAATAGTTTCTTTTCCACTATCTATTCCAGATTGCATAGTAATATAATTATCTAGACCTCCCATATCAATTGAAGCTTTTGCTTCTGCTAAAGCATATGGAGAATAATCTTTTTGTCCATCTGAATATTTATTATAGTCTTGAGCAAAACCTAATTTTCTAGCTTCTTCTCTAATCGCTTCTTCACCATATTCATCAAATATTTCATTTCTAATTAAAGCAGCACCTTGTGTTAAAAACTCTTGATCAAAGTTTCTCTTACTACCTCTTTTGTATCCTCTTTCACTTTTAAAGACATCTCCATATTCTACTTTTTTAGCATTTAAATAATTCATAGCATCGCCTGATCTTAAAGTTGCTAAAAATACTTTTGGAGTATTAGCAGTTGTAGTTATTGCTTGACCTACTAATACAACATCTCTATCAGAAACTGGTACTAGTTTTGTATTTGATATTTTAGTTAAAAGAATTTCGGTATGTAATTTTTTAAACTTACCAATAAACGCAGCATTATCTTCTATTTTTTCAAAAAATTCAATACCTTGTTTTGATTCTTGAGGTAATAAATCGTTTATTGCTTGTAATGTTGTAGGTATCTTTTCTCTAATAACACCAACTGGTAAAGTTTTATCTCCAGCTTTTAAACGATCAGCAACTTGTTTTTTCATACCACCATATAAAGGAACAACATCTACAGATGACATAAGACCTTCTAGTTTTTTATCTAAAGATTTAGTTAATGCTATTTCTCCAGCACCTGGTTCATCCATCTTTAATTGAAACTCCATTAACTTTAATTGATTTGCAAGATTACTAGACTGTGATCGTGAAGCGGCATTAGCAGCACTAAGTTCTTCTGCTTTTACTTTTTCAGTTCCTCTTTTTAATCCTCCACCTATAATTCCAATAGGAGATTTAGCTTCAGATAAAGGTCCATAACCAGATGATTTGTCAATCATATCTAAACCAGCATAAAACAAAGCTCTTTTATTAGGATTAGACATTACTTCACCTATACTTGATTCTAATTTATTAGATAAATTTTCAAATGCTTTTCCTGCGCTTTTAATTAATCCTATTTCTTGTGTATTAGTTCTTCTTTTAAATTCATCTTGAAATGATTTAGATTCTTTTTTAAAAAGTTCTTTAGCAGTAGGTTCTCGTTTTTTTTCTAAACCAATTTGTTCTAGTAAAGCAGCTTGTTGATTTTCATCTAAATTAAAAAACTTATTTAAAGCACTACCGCCTTGTACTTCTATTTTATTATCTTCTTTAGCTGCAGCTCTAGCTTCACTTTCTGCTCTTTTAGTTGCTCTACGACCTCCAGCATCCATTACTTCTTTAAGTGAATCTAAATTATCAGAATCAGATAATACCATTAATGAGTTCTTATCTGCTACTGATTCAATATCTTTTTCATCTAGTGTTGCCATTAATTTAATTCCTTAAAGTTTACATCAATTTTAGAATAGTCAACCATTAAATATCCTTTATCATTAACGATAGAAGCATGAGGTACTTGATGAGCTAATACACCTTGATATCTTGTATCATCACCTTTATATCTAAAGCTGTAGATATTTATTCCACTAGGAGATTGTCCTATTAATTTAATATCATCTTTTAATCTAATATCTGACAATTGATATGCAGCTAATCCAGCACCTGCAAGTTGACCAAATATACTCGGACCTGAAACTGGAGTACCAACCATTCCTGATCTTTCTTCTCCGTAAGTTCTTATAGGAGCACCTGCTAATGCACCTACTACTTGTCTTACTTGTTCTACAGGGTACTCTCTTTCTTCTATAAAATTACGATATGCCTCTGCAAGTTGAGTTTGTTCTATACCTCTTTCAATACCACCGTACTGAGATAAACCAGCAGCAGCACCTGTTAGTCCAGCCAATTGAGCTTGCGCAGCATTTAATTGTGTAGCACGATCAGCAGCAAACCTAGCTGCTCCTGATTCAAAACCAGCTTGTCTTAGACGACTTGAAATATCGCCAACTTGATCTAAGAACCTTTCTGTTCCTAAAGCTCGTTCTACACCAAAACGAGTTCCACCAAATGCACCAGAGCCGACGGCTTGAGCACTTAAGGCACGTTGTGCTTGTTGATATTGTTCTTCAACATCTCCAATTGCACCCTTGATCACTTGGGATTCATAAGGGTTCATATACTGTTGAGCAACAGCAGGCGTAAATGTTTGTTGACCAATTGACGTAATAGTTTGAGCAGTAGGAAGTATTTGTTGTGATACAATATTACCAGCTGCTATTTCTGATGGACTTAATCCAGCTACAAGTTGACCTGTATATCCTTGATAAGGTCTTTGTCCTAATTGTTCAGCTCTTGTTAAAGTTCTCTCTTGAATATCTTTGAAATACTGAGGTATATCATAAGACGTTGAACTTTGTTGTGGTGCTTGTACTACAGTTGTTGATGGTTTGAAAATACTACCCATTGATTATATATGTTCCTCCAATAACGTCAAATCCTAATTTAGTAAAAGCATCGTGTTTTCTTACGACATCTTTACCTTGAAATATTTCGCATATCGCAGTTAATCTATTTGCTAATGCGTGTTCTTTAAATACTATCATTAATGATCTAAAGACGTGAAAGTTTCTAAACTTAGGATTAACATGTAACCATAAAGTTCTTAGAAACTTTTTGTCACTATACCACGTTTCGTCAACAGTCGCTGCTAACGTACCAATGATAATATTTTCATATTCTACTACTATAACAAAACTATTACGAATGTAAAATATTATATTTTCTAAAGACTTTTTATTATTAGCATTTCCGAAGTTGAATGGAGCTTCTTTTAACCACGTTTTAAGTAGTTCTCTAATATGGACAGCATCGGATATTCGAGCTTGTCTTATAGTATATTTATCTTTTTCCATCGGGTCTTATATTGATTCTTAATGTACCAAATCGCCAATTACTACCTAATTCTGAATTTTCTATCTTAATAGAAGCTTGTCTACCTCTGATTCTAGAGTTATAAAAAGCAGTCGTATTAGCTACAGTGATTGATTCACCATTAGTTTTAGTATCATTTGGATAGTCTCTAGTCTTTAAAGTTATAACAACATTACCAGTTTGATTTTTAAAATCTGGTATAACTTTATTAATAAAGCTAAAAGTATCTCCATCAGCAATATCTCCATCGCCTGATTCTATATAAGCTGATAAAGCAGAACCATCAGCATCAACTCCATCTTCATGTCTATAAATTAAACTTCTACCTGCTGTTAAACCATTAATAGTTGTATATGTATTTGATGTACTGTTAGGTAAATACTCAGTTGCTATTGGATTTAATTCTACACCATTATCTAAATAAGTACTTCTTGCTAAGCTTCCAAAATACCAACTATTTTCTTGTGTATTATAAATAACATAACTATCTATTTGATTAGAACTACTAGAACAATAGTACCAAATAATCTCTGAGAAGTTATGAGTTTGACCAGCATAGACTTGAGCATATTGAGTTTGATTAATATCATCAAATACATGATTTAATACTGGACATGGTATTTCTTGAACAGCACCAGCATATCTAAAGAATTGTCCATCAGACATCCAATATGCTACATCATCAATTACATAAACACTATTCATACTTACAGCACCACAGTCACTACCTAATTGACGAAAACCAAATATAAAAGGTGGCCCAATATAAGACATAGAATGAAGTGATGTATCTGTCCATACGAGAATAGTTCCTTTAGCTGGCTTTGCTGCTCTAATCTCTGATCCACCAGCTATTCGTTGTGAACCTGCTGAGTTAGTAGCATTAGCAGCCCAAAAGTTATAATTCTCTTGATCTGACCATCTAATAAATAATTTATCTTGAGTATTAGGTGTTCCTATTGTAGTTTCTGTACCACAACAAATTAAATGTCTTGTATCTGTAGCTATAACTGATAAAGTACTTGTTGTAGGAGCATTAGCAATAATAGTTGCTCTATTACCTGACATACCGTCTGAGGTATTCCACTCATAAGTTGCTCCATCTCTTTTAGTTAAAATTAAATCTTCTCCCCAGCTTCTGATGCTGTTCGTGGATCATTCCATGTACTTTCAGACCATGTTCCTGCTGACCAACCATATCCAAAAGTTTGTTCATTTGGACCAATATTAATTTGATATTCTATATCGCAATTAGCAGTATCAGTTACTGTAGAAGTAGCAGAAGCAGGTGATTGAATAGTATAAGCACTTCCATTATTGATAGCGATAATTTCAAATTCACCTTCTAAATTTGTAGAAGTAATACCTCCAACATTAGCTGATACATTAGAAATAGTTATAAAGTCTCCTAATATAGCTCCATGTGTAGCATGATTAACTATAACATTAGCACTAGTATTAGTAGTTGTGAATACAGAAGTTACACTATTAGATTGTCTAATAGGTGTAATATCTTGATTATCTCCAGAACGATAGATATAAACTTTTCTATCTGTTCCTAATCCTTCATATCTATTACCAGATAAATCTAACCAAGCATGTAAAGCTCTACCTACACCTACATAATAATCTTGAGAGAATTTAGTCCAGCCGCCTATTTTTTGAGGTAAACCTTTTCGAAAACGAATTTTATCGCAATCTACCCATCTACCTTCCGCGCCTGTTTCTGTATCCTCTGTGTCAATACCTGGTTGAAAGTTTAATTGTGTTAATGGCATAATTAAACATTATATATCAATAATATAATAATTAAACTATTTTTTGTTTAAAAATATAGTCCATTCTAGCTTAGATATCAAATCATTTAGCTTTAAATGCTTAGTATTATTTTCTTTTATATATTGATGTAATTCTTCGATATCAACAATAATATACTGGTCTTCAATATCAAAAACCATTTTATCCGCTTTGGTTTTAAAACTTCCAATTTTAATATTATTTTGAATTGGTCTAGTATCAAATTTAAATTTTTGATTATGTAGTATACCTTCTACATCCCATAACTCGGTCTTTTTTTGTTTTAAATTTGCTAATTTAAAATTTTTTAATTTATTATAAAAATTTTTCATTTCTTATAAAGGATGCAGTAATGTGGTATGCGGTGGTATTACTGCACCCATTATAAGATTATATCACCGTTTAAACCAAGATGGAAGACCTAGATGAATACGTTTGTCAAACATATTATCTTTTGCTCCTGGTGTTTTACGATTATTATAATGTAAGAAAACTTGAATACATTCCTCACCTTTGAACTTTTCTCTCCAATGTTCTAATTCACAACCATAATATACTAACATATCTCCTGGTTTTAAATCTACTTT